CCCTTGTCCCAAGTGGTGTAACCACCAGTGTCAACCCACCAGGGAGAATTGCAACCTCTTGGACTCCTGACAGGGTCGAGGCAGGCCTCAAGGGGATGAGGTACTCTCCACTCAAAGTGGTGCAGAAGCAGCTTATTCTCTCGTTAGTTCCTGGTTCTGATCTGTCCAAAATTCCGCTGCCTCTATCCCGAGCAGATTGGAACAAAGTCGGATTGGCGAACTTCTTGAATTCCCTTTAGGTCAACTGGGCAACCAAATATGACCACATCACTGCTATAAAAAACGAGAAATCAAGCACAAAATCAGGACTTTGTATCAAGGGTCGAAGCAATTACTAATTTTAATCATGAGTTTCAATATCCCACCAGCTCCTGACTTTCATCTTCCCAAAGGTCGGGTAGGACGAGACGCTAGAGACCATGAGGCTCCGCAGCAGCCTGATCCCTTCATTTCACCAGCTCCTTTATTCGAGACCCGCAGTCCCGTTCGTGATAATTTTGATGATCACGAGACGTGGGAACGTGGATCAACAAGTCACTACACCACTGGGTCAGAGATTCCTTCTGCCAACTACACCTCAGTTGACAGGCCACAGTTTCTTGCTCTTATTCAGTTAGTCCAGCTCACAGCACCTGACATGTTTCTGGAAATCAACCCTCTACTCCTGATAGGGACATTGGACCCTGAGATCCCTGTGGTCTCGGACCTGGCCATACAGACAGTGAATGACATGGTAGGAGTAGTTTGGGGTAATGACAAGACTGTGGTTGTGCCTATCGTTTTTCCGAGAGGAGCCTATCCACCAGGGGATAGAAAAGTCCTACAGCCCGTAGAAGGCCTCAGGATCAAGACAAAAATGATAGTCCATCAAGGTGGAACAGATATTGAGAATTCTGTCGCTGAGATCAAGACAAATTACAAATATCAGGATGCACAGGATTGTATTGATTCCGGGAGACAGCTTATCAAGCTAACTCTCTTAGGTCGACTGAGAACAAAACCATCCAAGTCGATCCTGAAGAGCAAGCAAGATGGGGTAGTGATTGAGGACAACCCCGGATTCAGTCGTGGTGTGATGACACGCCCCCGAGCCCGCTCATCATCACGAAGACGAAGCTCACACTCGGCCAGAAGGTCGGACGCTCCATATGAGAAGGAACGCAACTCGAAATCCCTACTGGGTCGGCTGAGGTCCGTGCTGCTGGATTGATCATGTGTGATTTAATAAAAAACGAGAAATCACAATGCCCTGCATCCCCATAATGTCTCTCTTCCGGCGACTCAAGAGGAGTTTCCGAACTTCCACCAAAGACAAAGGTAGCAATACTTGCAGGGGAGCAGTAGACCGGGAGGGTTATTCCGGTTGCGGCTGCTCACGGGAGGGTGGGCTATCCCCATTGCACCCTGTTCCCGTGGGCCCATTGGGAGTCCGAGGTGGCGAGGCTTTTCCTCACTTCAGTAGGGGTTGGCAGGAGGACGGGGTCCGGGAAATCCTCCCACGATACGTTCGATTTGACCAAGCAGCCCCGTACCCTAACCGTATTGATGACAATTTACCTGGATCATATGATGCCCCTCCAATTGGGATTGTGGATGCACTTGACGAGTTAGATAACGACTGTATTCGTGTAAGTGAGCTAGCAACCCAAAATGCTGTTGCATTGGCAGACGTAACAAGCTTGTTGTTGGAGCTAGACCTGCGACCACTGGGACAGACCACACCACCTTTTGTCAATAAGAACAGAAAACCCTCCCCTTCATTCTGTCATGAGTTGCCTGCTTGACTTGATAGTTTATGTCATAAAAAACGAGACCCCATTTTTCTTAGCCGAGGTAATGAGCTCATTCATCGAGAGACAAACTAACCGTTCCCAGCGGGACAGGAGAGGACACCGGGTACGAGAAGGGATGACGGGGATGCAGGATGTGGATAGAGCCTCGTTGGTTGGATCCCTCTCATCTGATCAATTCACCTCCTCTACAGAAAAACGGCTAAAAGTTGCTCAGGATACCATCCAGAGACTTGAGGTCCTAACCCAGGAGCAACAGGTGACCATCCAGCGACTGGTCGACATGATCAATGACTTGAGAAGAAGGTTAGAGGATTTGCAGTGAGAATCATTTAATATTGTTAACCAATCCTGTCCATACTTGATACCATTCAGTGGTTTAATAAAAAACGAGATCACAACCTACAAAATGGAATTCCCAGATACTACACTCAACTCAGCCCTGTCTGATCATCTATCGCGATCACTGACGGGTCACCTGAATAACCCTGATGGAATTGATGATCTCATGCGCAAGAAAAAGACGCCTGCTGATACCCTACCGCTGAATCTTGCATCCTCGCTTCTAACAACCCTTGGCTCAGGGAGGGGTCATGCAGGCACATTTGACTGTCACACGGGATTCCACAACGCGTCAGCATTCGAGAAAACTAACTGCTTAACGAAGGAGATGTTCGATCAGGCCAGGGAAACCTTAACAACTTGTCTGGATCAGGTAGAGATTATTCGGAATTCCCTCAGGAGGGGATTCATGGATAAAGTCAGTGACCTTTGCAATAGGGTCAATGTAGCTCACTTAACAAAAGAACTCACCACACCCATTGACAAACCGGATGATGTTTTAGTTGATCGATACTGTCGTGCTGCTTACTGGCAATCCCTGGTCAACACTGCTGCTCAACCCGGGGCACTTGGGACATCATGGAAGAGAGGTATTGATTCATTCATCAATCGTCATGCAACTGTTGTTCTAATATCTAGTCGGTGGGTGGTAATGCCTCATGATGCTCTCTTGATGATAAAAGATGTGATGTGGGGGATCTTCTTGACCACTCTATATGCCAGAATTGACAAGCGTCGTGCATATATTGAACGGATTATGATTTATCACCATGAGTGGAGCAAAGATGGCCTGCGTCTCTATGGAGATCTTGCCTACAACCTTATAAAGAGTATTGAGCCACTTTGCACTATGAGGTTGATCTGTCTATCTGAGAGATACTTGGATAGCAACAAACAGGCAAAGAAGATGTTGGGGGAGCTTTCCGACAAGGAGATAGAGATCAGAATGCAAAGATCCATGCCTCCCCTCCACAGGCACACGATGGCGACAAAAATGTGGGATTTTCTTGAAACTCTCACTGACCCGAATATGATCTCTGAGTTGTTCTCACTACTCAAAATGGCAGGTCACCCTTACATTGACCCCATACAGGGTAGCCTTGCAATAGAAAAGCTGGCAAAGGCGGACAGTAGTGCATCCTATGTTGGAATAAAAGCAGTGGGCTGGAGTTTCTGCCATATGTTTGTCAAAGGTTATACAGACAAGATGAAACGTTGGCCGCCTTTAATTTTCGATCTGCCTCCTGGAAAGGAGTCCATCCTTAAACAGATGGCAGACACACAACATATGCCACTCCCGTTAGGGCTCTCTCTTTATGACCCTTCAGATTGGGACTACTGCACCTTTCTTCCAATTGATGAGTTTGACTATGGAGCTGACATCCTCTCACTGATGACTGACAAAAGCTTATCTTTCAAACGCTCTGAGGTGGACAACTCATGGAGGGGACGCCTCCCTTACTCTCCCCCTAAAGCGACTAGTTCAAGCAGGGTCCTGGAACAACTACTGACGGACGATCTCGATCTCAAAGAAATATGCCGTTTAGTGAGTTCAGGAGATATTCCGTTCGATTGGAGAATAGTCACAATCCACCCGAAGGAGCGAGAGATGAAGGCCATAATTGCTAGAATGTTTGCCATTATGGTCATCGAGATGAGAACATTCTTTTGCCTTTTGGAAGAAAACCTCTCATCCAAAATTTTCCCCTTCATTCCGGAGCAAACAATGACAATGGATCAGGCAGATAAGGAAGAGCTGTTTCTTAAGTTAACATCGGAACGGGAGAACCAATGTACACTCTCCATAGGGATTGACCTTGCCAAGTGGTGTTCCCACTTCAGGAAATATACCGTCATGATGGTAGCAGACAGATTGAACCAACTGTTGGGGGTGGAAGGCCTATACGGCTTTGTTCATGACTTCTTCATGATGAGTATCATTGTCCTGCGGCATCCAGCATTCACACCGAAGCAAGACACCAGGGACAAGAGAGGGAATCTGGAAGAGGAACCCGGAATATACACCGGGGCAGAGGCTGGGCTTGAGGGGATCGCCCAAAAGATGTGGACTTTGGTGACACTCTGTATGCTTCACTGGGCTGTATGGCGCTTTGGGTTTTCGTACAAAATCACATGTCAAGGTGATAACCTGGTGATCTACATCACATTGACCAAGACAAAAACTGAGTCCGAGATAGAATTTGGAGAACGTGTGAGGGTTATTAATCAGAAGGTTTTGGAGTCCATTTCCTCAGCGGCTGAGATGATAGGTCACGATGTGAAACCTGACGAGTGCTTCTCCTCGACCGGATTCATGACATACGGCAAAGATATGTGGTTCAGGGGTGTCAAGTTAGAGACATGCATGAAAGTCATTACCCGAATGTTTGCCAAGACCACAACTGACACACCCTCTACTGAGTCAATAATCGCTAACATCTCAGCCACAGGGACCTCGCTTGTAGAGCGGACCAACAGTCCCCTGTCCGCATTCTTATTTACCAAAGGTGTTGAGAGCTTGGTAATAGACCGTGAACTACGGGGCTCAATTGTTCATGGTACAAAGTTTCAGAGAATGCCCAACCTGTTCTTTTGGAATCAGGATATCTATGGTGGGAGGTTACTCCTAACCCTTGTTCCCCAAAACCTCGGTGGATTACCTATCTCAACTCTCGCTGAATTCATGTACCGGGGACATTCGGACCCTCTATCCTCCTCGCTGGGGTCTGTGTCAATCTTCAATTCGATTCCAATAGTGAGGAAATTCCTGGCTTGTTTAGAACAGGAGAGATTCGTGTCGTTGACATATGATGGGGAGGAGTTGGACATAGCTCGTCTGATCCGGGACCCCTTCTCCATACCTTTAAGACAGGTTTCACAAGGTGCAACCTTATCTACTGCAAGAAATGTCAGAGAGCTATTGAGGACATGCACCCGAAACAAGCTACTCACACCAATTGTCAATCTTTCAGCAGATACAACCGAGGAAAGGCGACTCATTGACTCCCTCTTAACAACCAAACCAATCAACCCGAAGGTACTACATGAAATTCACAAGCTATCTGTGTTCGGATTGAGTGGTGCAATTGCCCTGCGGTTCACCAACACTCGGACTTTGCGCAGGATGACCCAAAGGTCTGATATTGATTTAATTTCCTCCCATATCTTTAATGACCTTGAGAAGATTAAATCAATATTCAGGTTCCTGTCACAAGTGTCCCGAGTGGGAAAGGTAGAACCATCCATGCACCCACATCAACTTCTTGTCATGTCCAGAGAAAAATGGGGTCTGGGGACACTCGAGGGAGTGACAAACTATCATCCTCTTATAGCCGGGACTCTGATTCCTACACAATGGATGAGTCCCTCTGTCCTTAGAGAAATCATTGATGATGAATCTCAAGCACTGATGATTGTGATGAGCCTGACGTCAAGTGCGGCGAATTGCAGGACTATCAGGGGGGTTGTCCATCCATTTCTGGGGAATTCTACCTCTGAGAAGACTGCCTCGAAGTACACTAAGCCCATTGATGCATCCCCACCCCTCAAAGATGCTCTAAAGTTGATACAAATTGCGAAGTTGTGTACCTCTCTTGGTTCAGCTATGCGCGACCTGCTCGATCAGCTTGCAGTACAACGGACATCTCTTCCTCTTTCTATCCTCTACGAGATGGCCAAAGAGCAGATAGGAGGGACTCTGTCCCACAGATTAGAGACTTCTGCCTCGCCCAGTGGATCCCGCATGGCATCCCTTCCCAACTGGGCAACTCACTTCACAGTATCTTCCAACCTATCAAGAGAGATGGGACAAGTGGACTATCCAGTATCATACAGTGAGTATTACCTTGCACTACTGTGTTGCAGTGAGTTTTTTGCCCCTTCGGATCTACCACCTCCATTCGGAGTGGTGCAGGTGGTAAATCTGAACCCCCTCACCCCCGTACAGGATCAAGAGATTGTTCTACCCTGCCTCTTTTCCGTAGCCAAAGTGTCGGTTCCTCGAGATTCCTATTATTTGTATGCGACGTCGGTAACAATATCAACTCGGGATCGTTTAGGCAAACAGCTCCCACTAGATACCATCTCGGTGAGTGAGGGAAGTGTTACAGATGGTTTGAGTGTCATCATGATCTCTCTACTTACCAAAGGAGTGCAACTTGTTAGAAAGCAAGGTTATATCAGGTCAACTATATCGCATAAGCATTTCATAGACCTACCGGAGGCAGGCCTGGTCGAGTTGCACGAATACCTGAGAGCCGCCGGCCTGGCGTGTTGGATCACGGGTTCAAGAGAGATAATCGGTCGCCTGCACAAGAACTCTGATCGAAATGAGTTATGTAAGCTGGTTCTGATCAAACAAGCCATGATCCTGGCACCCCAGATATTCAACTCGGTGGCTCTTGCTCACGGCAACATTGATCCGCATCTAAGACTGTCAGCTGGCTCACATGTCAACGAAAGAGGGCTGATTCGTCTTTGCTGTCTGATAACTGAGCAGGCCCTCACGACATCTACACGGATACAGCCCCCTCCACTTTTTGAGCTTGGGAAGGGGGCCATGTCTACCGCTGTGGGTAATAGAGTGTATTATCTCATTTTACAGCAAGCATTGAGGGGTTCTAGCTCAGTGCCTGTAGCGAAGTTCTTGGCCCGAATAGTTCACTCCGTGTTATCAAAACCGAGCGAAGAGTTGCGAATAGATGGTTTGACTCAACTGTTGTCTCTAACAGGGCTTGACAAGGGTCTGAGAAGAGATGTAGGCTCAGCGGAGAGAACAGTGCGAATGACACGCAATAGGGCAATCATCAGGATACAGCGTCAGATGCCGATTGCCATGACTTTCTTGAAGCCTTCCAGAACAGGGACATTGACTGACGGACCACTGATCTTGTCAAGTGTCAGTTATAGGATCCCCACAGGGAAGCTAATTGATAGTTGGCATAAGCGTCCTCACCCGGGGAGATCAGATTCCCATTTGAAATGGGGTCCAATCACCCGCTTTCTGCCACCTGGATCCTCGGTCTACGTGATAGGTGTGGGTGCTGGAGGAATCCTTGCTTGTATTCCAGATCAGTGCAAAGTCACGGGTCTGGACTTGCCAGAGTCAGTCCAGTGTCTAGGTCAAAACTTCGTTAACTACACGTGTTCAACTTATCACCCGGGTTACATTACCAGTCCGCTCACCTGGTTATCCAACTGTTCTGACTTGTACAGTAGTAACTGGGACGACCTAATTCAGGATCTATCGCAATCAGGTGCCACTCATGTTATCATTGATGTAGACCGTCTCTCGCTCCACGAGCGGGTCTCCCTCAGGAACAGGATCGCTCAGACTGGGAGGGAGTGCTGGGTTAGAGCTTTTGGTTCAGAGGATGAAATCACCCAGCTTGTCCAGTCTGTTGGAGCAATGTCCGCAGAGAGGGACGCATGGTGGGAGCCTGCCGTTTCGTGCGGATTGGAATTAATTTACGGATGTGGCAGCAGACCGTTGGGAACACTCATTGCCCTTGGTGGGATTGAAAGAGTGGTTGTTCGGAGTGATTTGGAGTACCCTTCTTGGGATGAACAACTGGAGTTTGTTATGGCGTTTGGAGGGGATATTCGGTGCCTTACACAACTGGACCTCTTTGTAACAGGGGACAACCTCAGCCGTCAGGGGGAAGGAGCGAGGAACCCGATTGACATGTACATGTTGTTATTGAATGACCCGGACTTGGCACTCAAACTGTATGGACGAATGCTTTGTAGAATCGTGGTATCGATTATGAGGTGGGAAGTGTGACACGGGTGGTACCATAAAGGAAAGAGGTAACCACCTATTTAATAAAAAAC